AAAATCCGCTGAGGTGAAAAATGCGGGCTTCGCATTCGCGCAGCCACACACGAAATCGGTTTTCTCAGCCATCCCGGCCCCCTATCCCTTTCAGACATGGCAGTCGCGACACACGACGGTAGTATGCGATCCGTTCCAGGGCCTTATGGGGATATCCGCGCCGCGGCGCCGTCCATACCGAGCATACCCACTCGCCAGCGGCGTCGGAATCGAGCGGCAGGCGATCGAACGATTCGGGTGAGAGATGCATGGAATATGGGTACTCGCTGCGGTCGTCGAAGAGGATTTCGATCGCGTCGTCCAGCCTGGCGGCGGGCCACGGACCGCGCGAGATCACGATCTCGCGCGCGGCTCGCATATCTTCTAGCGAGGACTCGTGCGCCTGCGGCAGAAGAATCCGAAACGCACCAGCCTTTATCGACACGTACAGCTTCCCGGCCATGGCCAGCTCGGTTTCCCAATAGTTGGTCCGCACGATCAGCGGTCCGTGGTTTGCGATTCGGAGCATTGGGTTCACCTCGGCGCCGGCAGTGCCAGGATCTGCCGCACGTCGGCCGTGAGCGATGGGCTGGACATTTTCACTAGATCGCGCACGATCAAACGTCCACAGCCGGTACGCGCCAGCCGTCGCATGAATTCGATTCCCCGCGCGTCATCGTCCGGTCCACAATAGATCACGTCGATCGTACCGGTGAGCCGTTCGGCTGCTGCGAGCGCAGCGGCCTCATCATCGGGACGCCCATCCGAGATCACGAGCGTGCGCCACGGCCGCAGACCCTCCGCAGTAATGAGGGCCAGGTGCAGTGCCGTCCCGCCCGATGGCTCGCTGATCTGCGACGGATCCGAAGCACCCTCGACGTGTGACGAGAACACGTAAAGCCGACCATTTTCGATCGGCCAGACCGCTGCGACTGCCTCACGCAGGTGGTCGATCTTGCGCCCCGATCCCGCGCGCTCGCTCATAGAGCTGGACACGTCGCAGAGAACCACGGTATCGCAGCCCGCCTGCCGATAGCGGGCTTCGAAGCGATCCATCTCCCCTGTCTGGCGCGGCAGCCGGCGAGCGGCGTGCGACAGCAGAGACTGCAGTGGATTGGTTGACTCGTTCATTTGTCACCCCTTTCAATTGCCTCCCACGCTTCAGAAAACTCCTGGTCCGCGAACAGTTCCGCCAGACCAGTGATTTGTTTCAGCCGCAGCACTTCGTCAGCATCCATACCCAACTCTCGGGCTATTTTCGCGTCCGACCAGTTGCGCCGTGCGAGATCCATCACGATATCGCTCATCCCTACGACCTGATGCTTGCCCCTCGCTCGGTTGTGCCGGATTGTGGAGGCGATCCGGTCCGGACGATCCGTTCTGTCCGCATTCACAGTTGTCACGGGCAAATATCCGAGTGTACGAGTCTTCACACGCCGTGACTCTCTGCCGATGCGCCCTCGGTGAAATCCGTCCACGGTTTCACGTCGTCCGTTGTCCTGCCACGTAACGACTGGTTGCGTGTATCCGTCCTCCGCGATCGAGTGTTCGAGAAGACGCATTTCCGGGGGAGCAACCACATTTGGGTTGTAATCGTTGGCCTCCACGGACTCAGCCGGAACCCACAGCACGCAATCGATTGGCTCAGTTCGCAGCGGACTGACGCGATGCAACGCCAAACGCACTTCGTTTAGCACGGCAACCGCCTCAGATGAGTTGAGCTGCGCTATTTCCTCGGCTAGTTGTCTCGCGCGTTCGATGATTCGAGCGCCGAGTAGTCCGACACCTCGTACATTCGCCATTTGCTCCTCCGCTTGCGCATCAGCTTCAAGTACTTTTGGTAAGAACCGGAGTTGGTTTGGTTGAACGACAGCCCCTTGCACCAATAGTCATTCCGCAACAGGGCCTTGCAGATTCGCCGCCACGATGGGCATTTTTTCATCGCCTCATCCTTCGGGTCCGCCTCGTCGGGAATGTCCTTGGCACCTCCGTGCGTGAGCCACCAGTTTATAAACACGGCTATCTTATTCTGGTAATGCTCACGCAGCCGCGTGGGGAGAGATTCCAGCAGCAGACTGGCGAACGATTGCCATGTGTGATCTGCTGGCTTGGTGATTTTCAACATCCCCTGGATATTGCCCGACTGCCCGCAGTACAGAGCGCCGCTGTTGGCACCGTTGACGCGAGCCACGATCTTGGCCCACGTTTGCGGCTCAATAACGTGGAACAGCCATAGGCCGCGTCGCTGGTCGTCGCCATAGGGCTGGCAGATTCGCTGCTGGTGGATCGACAGCCCCGCCTGATGCATGCGATCGTAGAGTCGGTTGTATGGCTTGCGAAAACGTGCGTTGTAAATCCAGATGTCGCGGGTTCGCCAATCGTAGATGGGATAGGCATTGAACAGGCTACCGAGGTGCCAACTGGTCCACTGTAACCCGTTCAGCCGTGTGATCCCACTCGCCGCGATCGCTCGCCAGCGATTGAGACTCTCGTCGGATCGGATACCGACCAGGCATGCACATGGTTCTCCGTCCGCGTACCAATGCCCGAACGCTGGCACGAACTCCTCGAATTCCATCGCATGGCGAAAGAATGGGAAATAGTTCGGATCGGTGATTGACAGCTTCGACGGTTTACGGACCCAGTCCTTTTCGCGCGATGGATCCCAGCAAATCCACCTCGGCTCGTACATGCTGACCGCGTTGCGCAGGATAATTGGGAGTGCCACCCAGAAGGGCTCGATGTGGTCGCGGAAGAGTCGGAAACACTCTTCCACGTGTTCAATCGTAAGCCGGTACTGACCTTCGAGGTCGATAAACAGCACACCAACACGACGGTCGCGGCGCTCGCACTCCTCCATCACCAGGTGCAGGAGCACCGATGAATCCTTCCCACCGGAAAATGACACGCAGATTTTCGGGAAGTGATCGAACACTGTAGCGATCCTCTGTCGAGCAGCCGTCAGCACATCAATGCCCAGACCACGCTTTAATTCAGATGTCATCGCGATCTCCTGACTACCTCTTGAGCGGCCCCGTTGCGGACGCGCAGGAAATAGCGACGGAACTTGGTCCAGTTAAGTAGATCCTGGACCTCATAAGTCCCGTCGCCCAGCAGATAGTGAATCCAGATTCCGCGAGATCCGACCGAGTTAGCCGCAGTGTAGTCGCGCCGGCCGCGGACGAATTCCCGAATCAACTCGCCATACCTGCCAACGCCGACAATACGGGCGACGTATGGCGTCCGCAGCATATACTCGATGGTTCGCCTAGGCACCCAGGCAACCCCGTGTTTGTGGCACATGCGACGCTCGTAACGGATGTTGTCACCGATTGCTTCCAGTTTCAGTGCGTAGAACACTGGGCCTCCTGCGGTGCGTAGGTGGAGAGAGTTTCCAGCACATCCTTCCCGACGTAGCAGATCGTTTTTCCGTCGAACCCCGCAGCGGCCCGGTCCAGAGCGAATTCCAGCGCGAGTGTTAGAAGCGCAGGTTTCGATTTCACGAGATCGCGCGCAGTCGAGATGGATTTATCGCGCGTGTCCACATCGACCAGGTGGGATCTGGAGTAGCGGTCGGCACCATCGTTTACGATCACGCGGTGATCGAAAAGCAGGAGCGTAATGTCACTGCTGGGTCGCTGGACGTGGCTGGCGAACCGCGCCAACCAGCCGAGTCGCCGGCGCGCGGCCGCCACCTTTTCGGCGATGGCCTTTTCCGCCTCGCGTTTCGCCTGCTCTGCGGCGTCCGCCGCCGCGGCGCGGCGATCGGCTTCCTCTTTCCCCTTTCGTAATTCGTCGGCGGCGTGCTGTACTGCTGCGGCCTTTCGCCGCACCAGTTCTGCCGCCTCGCGAGCGATCCGCTCTCGCTCCTGCGCCCGCAGTTTCGCTGCCTCCCGGGTGCTGGCTTCCTGGATGACTCGAGCTTTTTCGTTTTCGTCCAGCCCCACAGCCTGGGCGGCGGCACACACGTTCTGACCGCGCTCCACGCATTCCTGAAGAACCGCGCGCAGGAGTGACAGGAGCTGGTCGTTCGATAGTTTTCCGAAATCGAGTGGCTCCATTAGCGCACCCCCTTCGCGAACTCGTAGGCCGCCTGGCCCAGACGTGACACCTCATCGTCGGTGAGAAGACTGTGTTGCAGCTCGAAAGCGCCCCGCCGGCTCATGCCCATCACTTCCGTATTATTTCGGAGCACCACCACTACCCGTGTCCCACGGGACGTTTTCTCTTTCCGAACCTGCGCGATTCCAGACGCGATCCCATCGCGCAGCTTCGTCGCCTCCGCCGCGTTTTCCTGCGCTGTGCGGCGGTCTAGCTCTGCTTCGAACCGATCTCTGATCGCCGAATCAGTGACTGAGAGTGATTCCCCAGTGGCGTCGCATCTGACTGTCGTACCGGAATGCATGTGGCTCACGCGCCAGTCGCCGACCTGCATCTCGATAATGCCCGACGTGAAGCTGGCTGTGGCGGGGTCCGCCTGGGCGGCGATCACGTTCGCCAGCGCCAGCCGCGACTGATATGCTTCGCGGGCGCGTCGATCCCTGGCGTCCGAAAGCACATCCCACAGGGTGGATTCGTCGAGCTCCTCCTCGTCCTGCTGGAAAAATCTGCGACAGATCTCCTCGAGGAGATACTGCTCGCTGAACCTGAGGTCGCGCGAGTCGATCCAGTCGCTGGCGGACGTACACGTTCTCCACTCCTCTTCGATCAGAATCGCCGCATCGAGCACTACCGCCCGCTGGATTTCGTCGAAAAGGAGCGCGTCATTCTGGATAGACGCGACGCTAGACGAGATCCGCGGCAGGGCGGCAGCACGGATCGATTCGGCCCACGCGATCTGTTTTTCCGACCCGGTAAGGGCCGGCAGACCAGCCGACTGATTCGCGACTGCGGCCGCGCCGTTTCGGCATTTCAGGCAGGGCTCGGATTCGAGCCGAGCCACTTTCCAGTCGCGCAGTGACTGCTTTCCGTAGAGAGAGTGGGTTTCGACGTGTCCACACGACCGAGTGATGTTAGCCATTTTTCACCTTTCCCGACTTTTACTCCCTGGGTCCGGGAGGGGTTAAGGATTTCATTTCCACCGATGGTTAAATGGTACTAGCACGATTAGCGCGTTGCAAGGGAAATCGGCTTGTTTTTGTGGATTTCCGTAAGTCTAATTGGGATATCACTTTATTTAATGGTGAACGCAATGAAAAAACACGGACGTGCCAGGGGACTAAAGAGCGGAGAGAGAAAGAAGAGCCAGAGAGGAGTCGGCACGATAAAGGTCGCGCTGCGTCTGCATCCAGCCGTGCACCGCGCCGCGACCGCGACGGCCACCCCATCGCTGAACTCGTGGGTTAATCGCGTGCTGGCCGAGCGGCTCGGGGTGACGGACTATGAGCTGCCGGACCGAAGAGGCCGACCCGCGTCACATGCATGACACGGACTGTTGCCCTGGTGAGCCGGTGGGCGTCAGCCCCCGGACGCGTCCGACCGCGTAAGGCCGTCACGTCCCTGGACCGTTAGAAAAATCCCGCCCAAGCTGGCGACGTACTTCCCGCTCGCGAACTGCTTGGCCGCTTCGGTTGCCTGCTCGATCGTCGCGCCGCTCATAATCAGGTGGTCGCGCAATATGGGATCGGATTTTGCGAACAGGTCGCGTATCGCCTTGATCCTCTGCGCGTCCCTCTGTCGATCCGTCACAGGCCCATCGTCAGCCGTCTGGGATTGGATCATGATTCGTATCCGTATTCGTGTCCGTCCGGGGGCTTACGCCCGCCGGCTCGCCGATTCTACGGGGCGCCTGATTCTACGGGGCGAAGGCGCCCTGCTTGAACGCGGAGACCTTCACGGAGGTCACCGCGGAGTAGTCGATCTCCGCATTGCCAGCGGAGTCGTTGTAGAGCGACTGCGGGAACGGCCCGATGAACATGGTCTTACCGGCCGGCACCGACACGGTGCGGTTCGTGGCCGACTGACCGTCCAGTGTCGCGGCGAAATTCAGCGTCACCGTGACCGCACTGCCGCCGCTGTTGATGACGGCGATGAACTCCTGGCCGGAGTTCGCCCACTTGTCGCCGGCGGCATCGGCGGCGACGGCGAGGTCCGTCAGGTTGATGCCCGTGCGGGCGATCGTTTGAATTGTCAATTGCGCCATGTTTCAGTTAAGCCGTAGGTCGCCGCGAAATGGTCCAGCAGCAGGTACCAGAGGTACGCGAGGTAGGCGCTGAAGCCGATCATCGCGAGCCCCACCAATCGCAGAAGCACGTCCAGCACCAGCTTGAGACCGCGCAAAAATCGCATGCAATGTCCGGGTCGCTTACTAGCAGCCCGGCTGCTCCGAAGCAGCTGGGCTGCCAGTCGGGCTGCTAGTCCCGCCACTTCTTACGGTATCGCGCTCGTTGTGCTCACCACCACGGCCGCCGTCGTGCCGTCAAACGCCGGCGTGATGTCCAGGCTCACGTCCGAGCCCTTCTCCTGCGATCCGCCGAAATCCTGGACCGCGATGCGGCCAGCGTTCACGGTGAACTTGATGTGCTCGGCCGTGGCCTTGGCTACGCGGCGCTTGTTCTTCTCGACCTTACGCAGGTAGACCTCGCTGTCGGTAGCGGCTTGCTCCAGGCCAGAGAGCGTCGTGGTGATGGCCGTCGGCACGTCCTTGCACTTGATGGAAAACTTCTGCTTTCGCTGGACGATGAACACCGCGTCCGGCCACTCCTGGCCGCCAGAAAACACGAATTCCAGCTCGAAGCCGCTGGTGTACTGGATCTCCTGCACGCTCGGGATTTCGGCCCCGTTCACATAGACCGGTCCGGCGACGTAGGCGTGTGCGATCGTCACGCCGGTGGGCGCCGCGGTGTTGTTCGTGTACTCGACGATGTCGTTCGTCGCGTCCCAGATGGGCGCGAACCGCAGGTTGGCACGGGCCAGACGATTGCGCGGGGCGTTGATGGACTCGATATAGATTAGTCCCTTGCGGCTCGCGGCCAGGAAATGTTTCGTTGCCGCCACCGCCTCCTTGATCGTCATGTCCTTGCAGTTGATCCAATATGCTTCGACCTTGTTGCCAGTCGTGCCACTGGGTCCGATCGGCAGACCGTCCAGCGTGAGGGCACTCAGGGCCGTGGCGATCTCGACTGCAGAGCAGGTGTAGACCGGTTGCTGCTCGTCGACGGCGAGGTAGTCCGCATCGATATTTTGACCTGACATCTCGGAAAACTCTTTGAGTCCGAGCGCGAGCTTGAGGTCGGAGAGGCCGTTGAACTGGTTGATGGTCGCGCCGGCGGCACCGGTGAGCGTCCGCAGGCAGCCAACGACGTGCAGTTTGGTTGTGGCCATATTTGGTCCGGGGGCTTACGCCCTCCGGCTCGCCAGAGTCACCCATCGAGGCCCACGATCACCCGGTACGCCTCTTCGATGTAGTCGCCCAGCGTCGCTCGCTCCTCGCGCGGGCTGCGACGCGGGCCCGTGAGCGGCTGAATATCCTGCAATAACACGTGGCCGCCATCGTCACGGGACTTATCGAGCATCTCCATAATCACGTTGCCGCTGCGGTTGGCGAACGTCTGCTTGGCTGCCTGGATGTTGGTCGCGTCCGCCGCGCTGACGGTATCTTCGAACAGGAGGTACAGCTCACAGCGCGGCCAACGCGCGTCCATCAGTAGGTGCCGCCACTTGTTGGTCGGCGCCACCATCGCTAGCGGCCGAGTGAACGGGGCCTCGATGCCGAACTGGTACACGCGGGCATAGGCTGCCGCCGCGTTGCCAGGCGAACCCATCCAAGCCTGCCACGTGGCGGAAGTTGCCACGAGCTGGGCCAGCGAGTCCACTACGGACAGTTCCGGGCTGTTGGCTGCCATGCGTCCTGTCCGGGGGCTTACGCCACCCGGCTCGCCAGGCCATCTCAACGCTCCATGTAGTTCTCGTGACTCCGCTCCAGATCCGTCGCCCGAACCAGCTCAATCACCTGCAGACCGTTCTGTTGCGCCATCCAACGGCCTACGGCCCAGACCACGCCGTCAATCGTGAACTTGTCCAGATCGGCGAGGCTTGTCAGTCCGCGCGTCGCATGGTCCTCGACGATCAGCTTGCCCGTGCGCTGCCGGATCTGACCCGAGTCGGTCGTGACGATCTCCTGCTCGCCGATCGCGAACACGCCTTTGACGGTCCGGGGTGATCCGCCGTCGGGCGTATAGGTCACCGACTCGCCCAATTGGTCGAGAAGCATGGGCCACGCGCAGTCGGCGGTCAGGGATTCCAGGTTCGTTGGCATTCGTTTAACGCCGCCCCAGCGTGGCGGCCCACCGTGATCTGAGACCGCCCCGTTGGGGCGGTGTTAAACGATTAGGCGACGCCATTCAGAAGGTGGCCAGCCTGCTTGTAGAAAATTTTCTCGTCGACGTCGTGTCTCACGCGCACGATATCGGACCGCACCGTTTCGTCGCGGTACGATTCGACCGTGCCGCCGACTAAGGAGCCGTCCTCGCCCCAGTGGAACGTGCGACCGATACATGGGATGCGAATGTCATTGGACGACGAGACCTTGCACACCATCGCCTTGGTGTTGTTCCACACCGATGCGATCGTTGCGGCCGCGCCTTCGTTGGCGGAGTTTTTCGCCATGCCACCCACGATCACCTCGTCGAGATCGAAAATCGCCGCCAGTGCAGCAGTGGTCACATCACCAGGCCGCACGGTGCCGCTCCCAAAATAGCCCGTCGCCCGGCCGCGATCGACAATCTGGTCCATGTGGCGAAGCGCTCGAAACCGACGCCGCTCCATGACGATCGCGTTCGGCCACAGGCCGGATCCTTCCCATGCCTTGACGCAGGCGTTTTCGACGTCGTCCACTGGGGTGGCGGTCGCCTTGTTCGCGAGCACCCAGGTAGTCGAGACAGTCGTGGCCAGCGCGGAGCCGGTCCAGACGTTAGTGTCGAACACAGCATCGGCCACGCGCTGCTCCGCCGCCTCGAGCATGACCCGTCGGGCGCGGAACGAGGCGATCTGCTCCGCGTCGAAGTAGTTCGCATACATCCTGCGCTCGCGGTCGTCGGTTGGCTCCTCCGCACCGTACTCGTCAGTCGAGTAGGAGTCGTCTTTGAACGTCCACTTGGACCTGCTGTATCCGGACCCGGACGCACGTTTCACGTCGCGCTTCATCAGGAGCTGTTCGAGGGGGATGCGTCCGAACTTTCCGGCCTGCGTCGCGACCTCGAAGATCGGCAGCACGCGGTACGCGATGAGGCCTTCGGCGTCCGCCTCATCCATGAACTCCATGAACGAACCGGCCAGGTCGGGCCGCAGAGTGGCCAGCGCTGCTGTTTGTGGGGATGGCATGGATTCTTCTCCGTTTCGTTGTTTGACGCCGCCCCAGTGGGGCGGCTCACCATAATCTGAGACCGCCCCGTTGGGGCGGTGTTAAACGAATCAGCGCGCCAGGCGTTCGATCGCGAGCACATCCAGCCGGCAACTGTTGCCGGCGTTGGCCACGGACCAGGTCGCACTGGCCTTCAGCACCTGAGCCACCGTGGTGTCCACCGCGGTGGACGCGAGCTTGAATGCCTTGACGGTCGAAGTGCCTTCGACTCCGATCGTGATGAAGCCGCAGGCGACCAGAGTACCGCTGGCGCCAGCAGTGCGGATCACGATCGTGGCAGCGACGACGCAAATGTCGTCGTTGGCGACATCCAGCGCACCGCTGGTAGCGAGCACGGTTGAACCGAGCTTGAGTTTGATCGCCAGCGTGTCGGTCGAGTTAGTCGCGGTGGCAATTACCTGGGCAGTGACCCTGATCACGTCGCCCGCTTTCAGGGTGTTCGCCGGAATCGAGTACGATTTGTCGAAGTCGGTCTCGGTCGTCGTGTTCGTGACAGCAGCCGAGGCGGCGACGTTGTCATAGAGCAGCTCGTCGCCACTCTCGACCGGCAGCACCTCGAAGATGTCGCCGTCGGCCGTCGTGGCCTCGAGCGCGTAGCCGATGAATCGCCCGTTAGCGGTAGCGCTGACCTTTCCGGCTGCGTCGCCGTAAACTTTCACATCGGCTGAGATGGCGCCTGAGGCGACCATCTTGCGCGTGCCCTGCGCGGTGCGGAGCCGGACGGAGCGCAGGTCACCATCGGCGAACGCTTCGTCCTCGAGCGTGCCTAGTTCCAGCTCGTGGGCGCCGGCCTTGGCGAGTTTGCTCGACGAGAACCCGACTCGCAGGTACTTTCCGATCGCGGCCCCGGCCTTGAACACGCGAGTCGGTGTTTCGACGAATTGAGACATGGCTCTTCTCCATTCAGTTGTTTTAACGCCGCCCCAACGGGGCGGGCCACTCTGATCTGAGACCGCCCCGTTGGGGCGGTGTTAAACGATCGCGGTCGCCGACCGTCCCTGGTCGGCTAGGCACATCCCTGGCCACGACCGCGTTTATCGTCTGGCCGTCGCGTTGCGCCGTTCATTGTAACTTGCGACGTAAGCCTCACGCAGTTCAGGGTTTTCCCGTACTACCGCTGCCACGGCGCGGGCGCGGTCCTTGAACGTGCGCATCTTCGCTTCGATCGCCTCATTCCACTGTGATTCGGGATCGGCGAGCCGGTCATCACCCGGACGGTTCGCCCCGTCCGTGAGCGTTTCGACACCCGGCTTGGCGAGCTTGGCCTTGGCCTCTTCCGCCGCAGCCTTCGCGTCCGCCGTCTGCTGGTTGGCCAGCGCGATGCGCTTCTGCTGCTCGGCCATCCACGCGGCAGTCGCCTGTTTTATCGTGGCCTGCGACTCGAGTTGCGAGCACAGGAACACGGCGTCGGCGCCGACACAGCACGTTTTTAGCTCGTCGAAATTTGCGGGGCCATCGACCGGCGGCGTAACCTTGCTCGTCTCTGACATGATCGGTTCTCCTTCATTTTCGATGGGTCCGGTGGCTAACGCCCACCGGCTGGCATCGGTCGGTACGTTACGGAATCGCGACAGATCGAAGCGGTTTGTGAACTGCTTGTTCGGCGCGATCGCCGTCGCGAACCCCTTCTCTTTCGCCGCGCTGGCGCCGAGCCACGTTTCCGCGTCCATCATCGCTTTCACAGCGTCGATCGACTGTCCGCTGCGGGCCGCGTACACGCCGGCGATCTGATCAGCCAGGCTGTCCAGGATCAAGGCCGTCTTGCGCATTTCGCCGGCGTCGCCGCGGGCGAAGCCGGACGGGTTGTGCAGCATCAGGTGTCCGTTTTCGGCGACGTTGATTTCATCTCCCGCCATAGCCACGACCGAGGCGATAGACAGCGCGAAACCATCGACGTGCACTCGCACGCGGGCCCCGAAATTCTTGATCGAGTTGTAGATCGCGAACCCGTCGTACACGGAGCCACCGCTGCTGTTGATGCGCACGTCGAGCAGTTTGCGCGGGCCGAGCGCCTTGAGGTCTGCGGCGAACTGTTTGGCCGTCACTCCCTCACCGGTCCACCAGTCCTCACCGATCTGATCGTAGATCAGCACTTCAGCGGCGTCGGGCCCGGCGTCTCGGATCTGAATCCGTCGGGCGACTGACCGAGTCGTCACATTGTGCTTCTCTGTTCCGGTCATCAGAACCGTCCGGGGGCTGACGCCCACCGGCTCACCAGATTATGCGGCGACCTTCTTCGGCCGGTTCGGTTCGTCCACGTCGTCCGACGTGCTGTACTGCACCGTTACGCCGTCGGGTGTGGGCAGGCTGATCAGCTCGCGCCAGTGCACCCGCTCCGATTCGTCCTTCAGGTCCGCGTTCATGTCGCGGGCCCGCATTTTCGCCTTGGTGATAGCGAGCGCGTTGTCCTCGACGATCTCGGTCGAGAGGTCGTCCCAATCGATCGACCGCTCGGCAGCTCGCCGGCGGTGCGAGTTCAGTCCGTTGCGCACCTCGAGCAGATCGGCCGAGGCGTCCTGCAGCGGCTGCACGTAGGGCCACCGCGGCGCGTGCCAATCGTGCGCGAAAATCTTGATCCCGTCCCGCTTCGCCACCGCGGCGATCGCCGGGCTGTCGGCGATCCACTGCGCGACCTTCCAGCGCCAGACCTGTGCGTGAAACCGCTCGATCAGTCGCCGCTGGTTGCGACGGAACCCGAGCCGCGCCTGATCCACGGCGCCACGCCAGCCGCTGAAATTCGTCTCCGAGGCGTCCATGAGAACCATCACGAGCGGCAGACCGAGGTTCACGCCGATCAGCGTGAGCACTAATTTAACGTGCGGGAAAAACTCCGCGTTCGGCACCCCAGGACTGAAACCGGTCAGCTCCTCGCCCGGCTGGCCTGTGATCTCCATGCCCGGTGCGATCCCCTCGACTGTGCGCGTGGTGCCGTCCGATTGCGTCTCGGTCTCTCGTGCACCCTGCTGCTTCGTCGTGGAGCCAGAGAATTCGAGCGTCCGTTTTCGGAAAATCGCGAAACAGCTCGTCACCTGGGCCTGGACGAGCTTCGCGAATTGCAGGTCCTCGAAAATCCCCGCCACGTCGAAGACCGGCGCGAATGCCGTGACGCCGCGCGTCTGTGAGGCCCGCTTTCCTGACACCCACACCTGGAAGACCTGGCGTAGTCCGTCGGGCGATCGCACGTCGTAGCGAATCACGTCACTGACTCGGCTGACCGTCCACATCGGGTCGATGTCGTCCTTCGTGATCCAGATCTGTAGCCGGCGCCGGCGATCATCGAGGAGGATCCCGTGCACTACGTTCTGCGTCGTATTGCTGGGGGTCCGGCAGCGGTGGGCCTCGACCAATTGCAGCGCACCGTCGCGCGTGGCCAGGGCGAAAATGTCGCCGTCCACGAAGGCCGATCGCAGCGTCAGCTCCTCCATCGCCGGGAAGCTCAGCTCGCCGGCCGCATCGCACTGCTCGGGATCCAGGGCCCAGTCCCACCAATACTCGGTCAGGTCCTTGTCCAGCATTTTGTCGCCGGTTCGCGGGTCCGGCGTGAAACCCTCCTGGACCGTGTTCTGCACCGCGCGATCCACCATCTGGCCGATCACACAGTCGTTGCGGTCCATGTCGCGCGCGTATTCCATCACGCGCAGGTAGTCGGCGTCGGATCGGTAGTGGTAGTCGGCGCCGGAGCCCGAGAGCGGCACGCCCACGCGACGCCGCCGGAAGCGGCTGGCGCGGGCGGCCGCATAGTCGTTGCGGTACGCCTCGATCGCGGCTGGGAAACTGGCGTTACGCTGGGGCATTATTCGTTTAACACCGCCCCAACGGGGCGGTCTCAAAAACTACTCGCGGAACTCCTCGAACGATGCGTGAATCACCTCGCCGGCCGGCGCACGTTGGTCGTTCGCGGCGAGCCAACTTTGCGCCGCCGCCAGTTCACCGGCGATCTGTTTGAGCCCGATTTGGACCTGCAGTCCAGGGCCGCTCACCAGGGCGGCAGAGTGCTTGGGCGATAGAAGCATCCTGCACGCCGTCACGAATGCCTTCGCCTTCGCGACCGACGCATCCTCCTCGTAGCTGGCGTTGTCGGCGTAGGCCGCCAACACGTCGTCGCGCGTGCTACTGGAGGAAAGGGCCATTTCTCACGATTCCGGCAACAACCCAATCAGGTACCTGACCACATGCTGACGTGTCTGAACCAGCACTCCGTTTCCCAACACCTGCCCGCGCTTCACCAAGCCCGCGTGCAACCGACGGAACTTCAGGAGCTCGGGAGCCGTCAGGTCCTGCTCGAACGTGCCGCCCTCGCTGGCGATGTAGGTGGCTGGATCGGGGTCGGCACTGGGCAGTGCGTCTGGCGTCAAAGGTTCTTTGGGTTTGGCCACGTGCGGAGAATCGCAGAAATGTCAGGCATGGCACAGCACGGGTTTATAGGTGCCGTCATGCTGATGTTTCTCGCCATGGCAACTCGGCGAGCTCTGACAGCCGCAACGCGAGCATGCGCTCGATCTCGCTCGACTGAATTCGGTAGTGCCAGCCCAACCGCAGCGCAAGCTCCACCACCGACTCCGATGAGCCCCGTAGCCGTGACTCAATGGCCAGGCTCACCACGCGGAACACGATCAGCGTGCGCTCGAATTGCTCCCGGCGACTGCGCGTCAATGTCGGTTCTCCGGCGGCCTTCCAATTGCTACCACAATTCACACATTTCAGGTACCGAATCCGGCCGAGCGTGCTCTTGACGTGAAGGGCGGCAGCACAGCATGGGCACGTATTGTTCGCGCGCTGCTGGGTCGGTGAACGATACGGCTGCCCCAGTGCAACCATCACCTGTTCCCTCCGAACTGTGGCACGTCGCCACAATCATCGTTCCGTGACGAGATAAGGCCGGCCATCCGGCATCGTCAGCCGCGGCCGCTCCGCGGATTCGCCCGCGACCGTCGGCAGCGGTCCACCGCGCTGGCGGTACCGCTTGAGACGGGCGATCGCCAGTGTGCCCACCAGCGCGTCCCACAGGTGATTGTCCGGGTGCGATTGCTTCCATTCGACCTTGATCCCGTCCTCCGTCCACCCCTCCAATCGCTTCTCGCACGTCCAGTGACGCACGAGATCCGAGCCCACCTGGTTCGGCAGATAGATCGCGCCGGGCGAACCGGCGGTCACGGTGAGCTTCCAGCTCGCGTAGTCCTTCAGCGACGTGGTGTTCACGTGGTACAGCAGCACACCCGCCTCGCCGGATTTGCCGATCTGGACGTCGGCGCCGTGATCGCGGTTTTTGAATGCCCACCAGCGGTTCCGCCGACAGGTGTCGTACACTGGGCCCTTCATCGTGCCGTCGCTGGAGTCGAGCGCGGCAATCGACGGGCTCACCACGTGCCCCTCGGGCGTGTGGTAGGAGGTCGTGTACACGCCGACGAGGTCGTCCAATCCCATCACCGAACCGTATTCGAGCAGCCATAGCGATTCGAACGGCCCGAACGCAACCACGACGTACCAACAGCCGTTGTGCTGCACATCGACGTACATCACCACCGCCTGCGGATGGTCGATCGGACAGAACGGCCGGCCGTCACGGTGCGTTGGGTACTCGTGTGGCGTCTCCAGATTCTGGTGTGAGCGGATCGTCGCCTCGGTCTGGATGCGTCCGGGTTGCTGGTAGTCCTCGGCCAGGTCCTCCCAATGCAGCAGCCGATCCATATCCGGCAGCGGCACAGAATCAGGCAACACGAAACCGTCTTCGAGCGGATAGCAACTGAGGTGCTTCTCGACGAAATAGTCCCATCCGAGCTGCGGTGCCAAGAGACTAGGCCAGTGAAACGAGCGGTGCTCTCGCCGCTCCGGGAACCGCGCTATCCAACGCCCGGCCCGGAGCATCCGCCGCTTGTGGTGCGACTCAATGCGGCTGCGGCACTCGACGCACTCGTAGTACGCGGAGTGCGATGCCAGCTTCGGATTCAGCCGCCAGGCGATGCGCCCGAATTCGCCGCCGTTCTTCGAGCGGCAGGACTCGTCCACCCTCCAGCGGATCTGCTCCCACCGCAGTACCTGCTCGTGTCCGCAGTGCGGGCAGGGCACGTGATAACGCTCCTGGGTCCCGAGCTGGTAGCTGCGCTTGATGCGCCCGCTCTCGCCGATCGTCGAGACCTTCAGGATTTTCTCGATGCCGCGATAGCCCTTAGTCCGATCCTCGGCGCGCTGCTCGATGTCGTCTTTGAACTTGTCCAGCTCGTCCAGCGCCATGTACCGCTGGGCGTGCTGGCTCACGCCCATCACCGCCCGACCGCCGGCGAGACGCACAATACAGGCGTCGAACCAGAACTCATCGTCCTTCCAATGCGCCTTTTCCGGCGACCTCCGAGCGGAGACAGCCGGACAATCACGCTCGAGCAACGGTCGCAAACGGTTCGCGGAAAAGTCCTGGGCCGCGTCCTTCGTGCCGCTGAGATAGCCGATCTGACCGGGGTCGCAGTCGATCCAGTACGCGATCGCGTCCAGCAACCAGCGCGTACCGCCCACCTGACTACCTTTCGCGAGTGTGATCCTGCGCACCTCTGGGTCGCTGACTGCGTCGTGCAGAGCGATAGCTGGCGGCGTCTCAGTCAGGTCGAGCGGGCCAGGGTTCCATGACCCTTCGTGCTCGGAGATGCGGATGTTCGCTTGCGACCACTCCGAGCAGCGCGGCTTGGGGCGCGGCCGGACGGCGCCGGCGATTTGCCGGCAGAGCTCGGCGCCCGCTCGCTCATCGAAGTTCTGCCTGCGTCCCTGCATCCGCTCACCCCGAGTTGTTCGATCCGATCAGACAGATCCGATAGATCGCGATTCACCGCCAGCATCAGCCGCGCGCGGTACGTCACAATAATGGCCTCACGCAGTGATGTGGCCCGTCCCGCCGAAACCGCAGTACCTAACTCCTCCATCGCCAGATCAGCGAGGATGGTCGCCAACCGCTGTGGGTAGCGTTCTAAGGTCGCTGCCGTCTCTCGGAACGCTGCGGCTGTGAGATCCGAATAGCGACGCCGCGAAATGAGTTTGTCCTCGGCCGCCAGTGCGGCCGCCCGCGCCTTGCGAGCCTGCCACTTCTCCTTCGCGGTCACGGCCAGCGCCGTCTCCCGACCGCGCCGCGATTGCTCCGAACGCTGCTTCAGCTTCCATTGCAGCCACGCGCGGAAATTGATCATTCCGTCGCCGACGCGGAGCGCTCGCTCCTGTTTGCAATCGCTTTGGAGCGTCCGCCGATCGAACCCGCACAGGGTGGCCGCCGTCCCGATCGGGACCCGTTCCGGGTCGAGAGACGATACGGGGTTGGCCGTTTTTGCGGAAGCGGATTTCTCGGTAGGTGGACGGACCATTACTAGCACCACCTTCCTCGGAGGGACAATTCTATAAACCGATCCTGTTTCTGTCGCGACATTTCTGCGATTCTGCCGCTCGTCCTTAAAGTGACCGTGGACCCCAAAAGCAGCGACGACGTCGCTCTCCACGCGCCGGCCTTCCCCGGCATGTCCCGGAAACCGACCCCTGATCTGCACGTTTACCCCAGGGCTATGGCCGGAATACTCGTCTATATCCCCGATCAGAGCACTGATCCGCCTCCCGAGCGCCTGCGCGAACTGGGTCTCGACTGGATCACCGCGCATTCGTTTCTCGCGACTGCTGGCCCCGACAATACCCGCGGCGCATTCCTCGCTCCGCACGCTGCGGACCGCAAGGGTCGCGTGGCGCGCTGTAGTTATGATCCTGAGAGGCAGCGTTGGACGAAGGTCCAACTTGGGACTGGGGATGAAGCAGCTCGTCCCCAGTCCATCTTCCTCGGCTACTGGCTGGCCGATCGACCGCAGCCTATGGATCTGGCGCGCCGTGAACTGGTCGATGGACACCCAGTCAAACTCGCCGACGGCAATGAGTGGCTGGTCCCGGTCGCGCGCCGATGGGGTAACCACCTCTCGCCATTGCCTCAGCGATTGGCGATCGGGCCCAACGGCCAGTGGGTCAGCGAGGTGCTGCCACAGTACCAGCAATTGGCCAGGGACGCTCAGGCGTACTTCGAGCTCATTTTCTCCGCCGGACCGGATCGCCCCTATGACCAGTGGCTCGACGTGGTCTGCGCAGCCTTGGCGGTCAATTACCAGCTCGACCGGTACGTGGTATCGGCCCTCGGGCTGCTGACGACCAGCGTGGTGCATCCGGTGTTGGAGGCGTTGGTCGATACGGCGTCACTGGTGGCTGAGCTGGAGGCGCGGAAAAAAAAAGAGGGCGAGGCCGGCGGCGAAGCATCGTCGGCCACACCGCCCGCTACCTGAAGTTTCTCCAGTGGGCGGCCGGGCGACTGGACGGTACGTACCTCCCCACGTGGGCCGATTTGGTATGGCTCGACGAGTACGAGGAAGAGAAACGGCGGCCGCCCGTGGTACACGCGGTGCCGCTCGTGATAAGGCGGTGATTTTGCGTTCGTTGTAAAAGCAGCCCGGCTGTTCCGAAGCAGCCTGGCTGCTACGGCGAGCCGGTGGGCGTTAGCCCCCGGACGATCATGATCCCTTTGAGCGTGAAACTGAAACGTCTGAAACCAGCCGACCAGAAGGCGAGCGAGTTTAACGCGATCGTGCGCGACGAGATCGCGGGGGCGCTGGAGGAGTACCAGGCGGAGCGGGTCGAGCTGCACTTCGGCCCGAGCGCTACGCGACGGTACGGCCGCTACTGGCGCAATCCGCGCCGGTCGCTGCGCTACCTGATCCAGCAGGCACGCACGGCCGGCCGCAGAGCAGAGTTGACTGAGCTGTACGAGCTCAGGCGACGCGGCCTCACCCGCGTGGAGGATCCGAGCCCGTTGGAGAACACGGGTACGACTCGCGGCCTGGCTGGCACTGGCAAGGTGCGTGCCACAGCCACGGCGAACAAGCAGCGCGGCGTGTTGCCGCTGCCGACGGGTCACCCGATCAACCCGGCGCACGTCGGCGAGCTCAGCACGACCACGCAGGAAGAGACCGCGGCGATCCGCAGTCGCGTGATAGCTGGTGTGAAACGCAGGTTGAAGGAACGTTGAACCTATGGCCGACGAACAGATCGTATTCGACGCCAACACTGAAGCGGTGAAACGCGCCTACGCGAGCGTACTCGAGGCAGACAAGGCACTGCTCGCCCAGGTGCAGAGAACCATCGCGGCGTCGCAAGCCGGCAGCAAGCAGTGGCTGGAGGCGAAAACGAAAGAGACGCAGATCCTGCGGACAATCGCGAAGGATCAGGACTCGCTCACGAAAAAGGCCGGCGAGTTCAACACCGAGACGCAACGGACCGAGGGCATCGGCCGAAAGGCGTTCGGTGCAATGCAGGTCGCCATCGGGGCACTCGGCCTCAAGGCCCTACTCGATCAGATGACCGAATACAGGCGCGAGCTCGGGCGCGCGGAACTCGCGCACGCCAAACTCTTCAAGCCTTTGGAGGTAGCTGCCGCCGGGCGATCGCCGGCACTACGAAAGGCGGTCAGTCAGGCCGCAATCACGGCCGGAGTCACGGTCGAGGAGGCGGCCGGAACTGCCGCACTCCTCATGCGCGAGGGCGTGGATCGCAAGGAGGCGAGCGGTGCCACGCTCGTGGAGGCCCTTAAAGCCGAGCAGACTTTCGGCAAGGGCGTGTCGCAAGACATCGTGGGCCTGCTCGACGCACAGGGCATCGCGATCACGCCCGGCAACATTCGTAGCGTGGCAGCCTCAATGAGCGGCCTGATTGGTGCCGGCGCCGAGCTGGGCACCGAGGGATTGGGTGCGGCTCGCGAGTCAGGTCGCGTGCTGCAGGGTGCTGGCCTGGACCTGCGCGAGCAGTTCGCCGGAATCGCTGCTTTGCAGGACGCCGGCCGCAAGGGCAGCGAGTTGGAAGGGATCGTCCAAGCCATAATTTCGATGGAAGCCTCCGAGAAGGAGGGGCGCGAGTTAGCTCTCAAGGCGATCGGACTCAAGCCGGAGGACGTAGATCTGGCTGGCGAGGATCTATTCGAGGCGCTGCGGCGAGTCGATGAGGGAATCACCAAGCACCATCCGGACATACGCGAGCCACTCCTGAAGAACATCTTGGGAAAACAAGGTATCTCCGCTGGTGGCACAATCCTCCTCGACGCTATCCGGTCGGGCAAAGTTTCCGAGCTCGTGGCTGCCCAGCAGGGCGACGCGGGTCTGGGCGCCCGTGAGGCGGCGGCGCTGGGGAGCGAGCAAGCGACGGAAAACCGGCTCAAGGTCCAGGCGGACCTGGCCAAGGCCGGCAAAGGCGGCGACTCCGCACTGGTCCGACAGTCGCTCGAAACCTATCTGCTCCAGAAAGGCATGAGCGGTCCGGAGATCACGGCGGCCCTGAAGGCGTTTGACGTCGGAGTTATCGGCGCTGGACCGGACAAGGCACTGTCTTCGGCGTTTCTGGCGACGCCAGGCCTGCAACGCAAGGGATTGATTGGCATGGGCGCGTTCCGGGGTGCGGTGTTGGGCCAACTACGATCCGCTCGTGAGTCACCAGTCAGTGGCGTAGAGCTCGGAGATCTGGCAGTGCCCGCAGGCCCGGCGCCGAGTCTGGGCGAGGGGCCGTCGTACAGCGAGCTGGTGAAGTCGGAGAAAGCCGAGCTGGTGAAGTCGGAGAAAGCCGGCAGCGCGGAAAAGGGTCGCCTCGATCAGATCCGTAGTGCCCTCTCCTTCGTGCGTAGCAGCAAGGCGGCCGCGCTCGCCAGCGGCGGCGAGCGGTCCGAGCGAGAAATCAATGCCGAGTTCGACCCGGCAATCAAGGAGCTGCAGGAGCAGGAGAAGGCGGCTGCCCACAAGGCACGGGAGGCCAAGGGTGGCGGCGGCGATGTGGAAATGAAGGACCTGTTGCGCTCGCTGCTCAAGGTAAACGAGCAGCAATTGGAGCGCATGACTGAGCAGAACGACCACAACCTAGTGCGCAACGCGACGAGTCTGTAGGCGAGCCGGTGGGCGTTAGCCCCCGGACGGCTCGGTCACGTGATGCAGAGTTCGGGGACTAACGCCCACCGGCTCGCCAGTTTAATGGAGCAGAGCAGTGGCCATACTCTACGACGCTGTCGGCAGCGTGAGCTTTCTCCGCCTGGACGGGGACCTGGACTACCCGGGCACCACGCTGGCCGACATCACGCGCGAGGGCGCCGACGGCGTGGGCCTGCGCAAGAGCGCCCTGCGACCCAAGCAGACGACGCTACGCGGACGACGCGACGTGGCCGACGAATTACAGGCCAAGCTCTATGTCGATACGGAGATCCCGAGCCTGCGCGGCACGATTGTGAACATTCGCTTGCGCGGCCAGAACCATCAGAACTTTGCCGTGCTGGACGCTCGGGTGCTGTCCCGGCGCCGCGTGGGCAAATCGGTCGGATCGCTCACGAGCGGCGATCCGCTGTACCTGATCGACTGCGAGTTCACCGTGATTTATGCGGGAGTCCCGTAGGACATGGCATGGCTATCACCTACGAAAACGTGACGTCGCTCGACCCGGCCGGGGCCGCCTGGCTGGTCGAGGGAAAGAGCGACCAGGCCACGCCAGTGCCGATCCGGTTCTACCTGGACGGGGTGCCCGCCGGAGAGTTGCAAGCGCCGGCTGGAAAATTCCAGATCGTGATTGGACCGTACCAGGATCTGGAGGTGTTGGATCGGGCCTGTCAGGTGGCGCGTCCGGCGTTCCCAGCGCGCTGGACCCTGTACTGGCCCGCCGTGTCGGGCACGGTATATTACCGGATCGACGAGCTGGTCGGGGCGACCTGGACGGAGCGGGCACGGATAACAGACCTCGGGCAGGGGCACTTCGTTTGGCGCACGGGCGTGCTGCTGGACACGGTGGCCTACCAATTCCGCGTGGTGCCGGTGTTCGCCGGCGGTCTGGAGGCTGCGGCGATCTCGTTTTCAGCGACAATGGTGCGGCGTCCCGACCCGCCACGGGTGACGTTCTCGTATTCGAGTGCTTCGGGTAAGGTCACGATTTCGTGATGAGCCATGAACGCCATCTTCACGATCGCTGCCGACAACTACTGGTCACGTGTGGCCTTTCTGGCCCAATCCATCCGCGCCTTTAGCGGGAGCCTGCCGGTGGTCGCGATCTGCAGCGATGCCGAGCCCGAACCGTTGCCGGGCGTGTTCTGTTTGTCGGCCCGCCAAATCGAGCGCAACCCGCATTTTCTGGCCGGCACCACCACTGAGGTGTGTACCCGCCTGAAGCCAGCGGCGTTCCAATTCCTGTTCGCCACCTTGGGGGAGCGGCGACTACTGTACGTCGATCCCGACTGCGTGTTCCTGCGCGATCCGGCGCCGATTTTCGAGTGCCTCGCGAAACATGCGGCCGTGCTGTTCCCGCATCGTCTGGCACCCGGTATTGAACCGCTCGAGAACCTGCTGCTCCGCGTGGGCCCGTACAATTTAGGAATGCTCGGTCTATCCTGGCCAAAGTCCGAGCCGCTGCTCGCATGGTGGCGCGAGCGGGTGGAGACGGAATGTTCTGATGGGCCGGCTGCCGCCGAGCGGTGCCGTTTCGTCGATCAGAGCTGGTCCGCGCTGTTCCCGTGTCTGGCCGACTGCTACGTGAACCACGATCCAGCGTGGAACGTGGCCCACTGGAACCTGGACGAGCGGGACCCGACGGACGTCGCACTGCTGCACGCCAGCGGTTTTGACCCCGCCAGTCCTAGCGCGCTTAGCCGTCACAGTCCGGACCGTCGCGTGCCACGCGATTGGCGGGCGTATTACGAGAATTACGCGCGGGGCGTCGAGAACGCCGCGGCCGAACTCGCCCCGCGCGTCACCGTGGCTGGCCACTATGGCGACGAGAGCGGCGTGGCAGCGATCGCCGGTATCACAACCGATATGCTCGAGCGCGAGGGCTTCCGGGTCAATCGAAAACAAATCGGTGCCAGCCAGCAGGACCCCGCTGCCGTACACTCGACCCTAATCTGGCACACCAACGCCGCAGCTATGCACAGCGCGCGGTATCCAAACTGGTATTGGGATCAGCAGAGGGTATCGCGCACGATCGGAGTCTGGATGTGGGAATTGGACTCCTCTCCCGTGGGACACGACCATCCATCGGCGCGATGCCATGAGGTGTGGGCGTATAGTTCGTTCATGCACCGCGCGTTTCGCAGGGTGCGTCGCTGCTACCGCATCCCGCTAGGTCTGCACGCGCCTCCGCCCGATCTGCAGGGCAACCGTCCGGGGGCTGAAACACGGCTCGCCAGCAATCGTCGATCGGCCGCCTTCCGGTTCGGATTCTTCTACGACGCCCACTCCGTACTGCAGCGCAAAAATCCTACGGCGGCGATCGCTGCATTTCGCTCGGCGTTCCCGCTACAGAAACGGGACGTCGAGCTGCTGCTGAAGGTCTCTCACGCGACGCCCCAACACCTGAACGATCTGCGTGCGACGGCTGGCGGAGACGGGCGCGTGCGCATCGTCAATGGGTTCCTGGAGCGCGCCGAATACTGGCGGCTTCTGGCCTCGTGCCACGTTTACCTGTCGCTCCACCGTTCCGAGGGGATTGGGCTGACCATCTGCGAGGCCATGCAGATCGGCCGGCCGGTGATCGCGACCGGCTACGGGGGAAACGTCGATTTCGCCGACGATTCGCATACGTTCACCGTGCCGTTTACGTTGGTGGGACTGGACCAGGAGCTGCGGCCGTATCCGGCCGGGAGTCGCTGGGCGGAACCGGATCACGAGTACGCGGTCGAGGCGATGCGACTGATCGCCAGCGACGAACAGCGCTGCCACGACATGGGCCAGGCGGCGCGGGCGCATGCCCGCCAGGCGTTCTGCCCGCGGAGGGCAGGACAGGCCATGCGGCAGCGATTACTGGAGTGTGATGGCTGAAGAAACGCTACTGCCAGATTCGACGATAACGACCGGGCAATGGACGCGCGAGAACGGCTCGAGTTCCGATTTGCACCTGTCGGTAGATGACGTGGTGGATTTACACGACGCGGACGAGACGTACATCAAGGTCGAGATCGGAACTAACAACGAAGTGGATTGCAGACTGGGCGTGCAAAACCCAACAGTCGCCGCTCCGTACACGAGAGTCAGAGTCAGGTGTGTGGCCAGGTTCCTCGGTTTTACCGAGGCACAGCTCGGGCTCCTCTTGGTGCGGGATGGTCAGATCGAGGGTCAGGAAAAATTCGCGCTGACATCGCAATGGACAACTTTCGAGTTCGCAGTGACTGGTAGTTGGAGCCAATCGCAGGCGAACGATTTTGAGATCGGGTTCAGGCAGTATGTCGTCAGCAGCGAAATCCGGGTGACGGCGACTGAGCTGGTCGTCTCCAATGCAACCGAGCCGACATACAGTGAGATGCCGCCGCCCCAGGAGTGGGCGGTGCTGCCGCGGCGCGTCGAGTTAGTGGTTCCGTACTGAGGAGTGAGTGGTGAATGGTGAGTGAGCCGTGGGGCGTTAGCCCCCGGACGATTCGTGCCAAGGGTCCGTGGGCTAACGCCCTCCGGCTCACTCACCACTCACCACTCACCAAACTGGAAGGAGAAGAGACAATGGCAAGCTATTTCGCAGAAGCGGGCGTGGCGGTCGGCACCGACCTCCCAATCATCAACGTCGCGGGTGGCACGTCGATCCGAGAGAAACTGTTTGAGTGGCTCATCTCGTTCAGCACGGCACCCGCGGACGTGGCCACGCTTTTCAAGATCGCGCGGACCACGGACGCTGGTACCGGCGGCACAGCATTGACTGCGGCAAAGCACGATCCATTGACCGTGGCGGCGACCGGAGCACCGAAGTCCGGCACCTATACCACAGCGCCGACCGACGAGGGCCAGGGGCAGCGGTTCTCGATCAATCAGCGCAGTTCACAGCGTTGGACTGCCCGTGAGGGCAAAGAGCTGATCAGTGCCGCCGCGGCGAACAACGGCATCATGCTGAACAGCCAGTCCAGCGGCGGTACCCCGACGTGCGAGGCGACGTTGAACTGGGAGGAATGAGCATGCGCGAGGACGGCGTGATTATTGTGAGTGATCCGGGCCGCGACCGCCCTGTGGAGGAGAAGAAAACCTTCCAGTGCGTGCACTGCGGATGCCATTTCGAGCTCATGCACCACGCGGCTCAGGCGGAGTTTCTCCGGGCCGGCTGCTCCGTCGAGGAAATGATGCGCAGCCTGCACCGCGGATGGTGCGCGAAGTACGACGGCCCCATATGCGGCGGGCCAGGCTGTGTGTGCGACGAGATGCCGGTGCACCGACACTTCATGGACCGGATCGAGCAGATCGAAGCGAACCAGCGGTCGGAGCTGTGGACTCCGGCGGCGTACCACTTTCAGGAGTGCCCATGAGTCTCAGTGAATGGTCGGAAAAGAACTGTGCGGCCGTAAAAGCCGCCAAGTACGACGCAGACATCGAAGCGAACCTGCTGCAGATGCTGGGCACCGTGCGGGCGTGCTGGCAATCGGCCGATGACATTATGGTGCCACTGGTAAAAGTCGACGGTAGCAACGTGTCAGAGATCGTCCAGCGCACCGTCGATGCCCGCATGCGCGCCATGACCACGTTTCCACCCGATCTGCTACTGACCGGCTCACCGGCGCACGCCAATGTACGGATCGAGCATGAGGGTCGTTCGATCGCATTCGAGGTCGGCCGCAGCGACGCGATCGAATACACGAAGTCGAGTCCGGCGGGCGACAGCGCCGGCACACTGAAGCCGACCAGCACGGCGCTGTGCGAGCTGTTCCGCTGGGTCACCACCGGTCAGGGCCGCTGGGTGGGGTAGTGTATGCCACGCATCCTGAACTACCAGGCGAAGGCCGAGCCCGTCTTCGTGCCTGCTGAGATTCCGCCGACCAGCGACGCATGGTTCGTGCCATTCGCTGAGCCCATGCGGAAGGTGCGCGCGCGACGACCCGAGCTCAACCAGTTCGGCGACGTGCAGATTCAAGAGTCCGACTTCGCGCCGCCGCCCGTGGTGCCAGTGCTGAGCTGGTACTCGGCGTTCGCCGAGCCTGTGCTAAAGGTCCAGCTCCGGGCACGCCGGCCCGAGCTCGATCCGTTCGGCGAACTAATGGTGATCAGCTCTCTGTTCGGAACGACCGACATCCATCCCGGCCATTGGCACGTCCCGTTCGCCGAGCCGGCGCCACGATGGAAGCGCCAGCCCGAGCTGCACCAGTTCGGCACTCGCACGATTATCAGCGGCGATTTCGCGGCGCTGCCCGAGCTCGACTCCTGGCACGTGCGGTTCGCCGAGCCGCTGGCGGGACGCAAGCGACGGCCGCGGGTCTTCGAGCTTCCCTACTCGGGCGCGCAAGGCCCCTATTGGGGACCGACCGGTGCCGACTCACTGCGCATCTGGTTCAGCGGTGCGACCAGCTATGCCGGGGCGCAGGCGAGCCAGGCATCCAGCCTGGGGAACTTCCGCAGCTCGACCGAGGCGGAGCGCATCGGCTTCCTGGTGCGCGGACCGCTGCCCAACATCACCGTGCTGCTCGTGAGCCGCCATAACCGGCCAGGCATCGCGCACATCAACGTGGTGGACGCCAACCACCTGCGTTACACCGCGCCGGACAGCTCGACGATCGGGCCGAAAACCTACGTACCCGTGCCCGTAGGTGGTGTCGCCCAAGAGACTGTGCTGGCCGACGGCGCCGACCCTAGCAAGTACGTGCGAATCCAGCGCACCAGTTCTGACGCCCTCGCCGGCGCCGGTGTGCTCGAGTTGGTGGATCAATACGCCAACGCCTTCGGAATGTCGGAGGCGCTGGAGGCCGAGTCATCCGCCGGCGGCAGTCGCTACCGGGCCGTGATGCTCGAGGACCTGGCCCTCGCCACGGCGACGAATGTTCGGCTCTGGATTCCCTGGATCCAGGGGCCAGTCACGAGCTCAGGGGGCGGGCTGCCCGCGTCCGGCAGCGGAACTATCAGCGGGCCGAGCGATGCGTTCTGCGCCTGGCCATCGACCGGCGAGGCGGAGATCCGCACCAGCGCCGGGGCGCTACGCGAGATCGTGGCATATACCAGTCGCACCGATACCGTGTTGACGGTTGCGTCCGAGGGCCGCGCGCAACTCGGGACGTCCGCCGCAGCGGGGGCGACCAACGATCGCGTCTATCTGGTGCCGCCCATCCGTATCGCTGCCGAGCTGGCCAGCCCCGAATTCAAGGGCTCCGTCCAGACGATCGCCAACGAATCGACAGCTCCCAGCGCGGCTGCGTTCGTTGGCGGCGCCTGGTCCACCGCCCGGACGTCCGGCACCGCACTCGTGCCCGGGGACCTGGCCACGTACCGCAACACCGCCCTCTGGATCCACCGCCAGATCCCGGCTGCCGCCACGGCTGGCCCGCAGTTCCTCAATTCGATCCGGGTCCAATTTACCGTCGAGCGTCGGACGTTCACCGAGACGCTCGCCGGTCTGTTCCGCGTGCAGGACACCGATCTGCGTCGCCTGGAGCTCCGGGTGGGCGTGAACGCCGATCCAGCACTCGATGCGGCCTCAGTGGCGACGCAGGCGGTGCCGGTCGGCACGGACCCCAAGGTTTACTTGGACGGCACGCCCTGGACGCCCAACTACGTGTTGTCAGTTGGCAACACGAGTCACCTGGTGGTCGATTTCCGCGACGAGTACAACCTGCGTTCCGAGGCGATCCAGACCACCAGGATCCGCGTCGATTCGGGCAGTGCGCAGAAGGATCTGCCGCCATCCGCGCCCGAATCTGTGACAGCCACGGCCGCGGCCGGCGGAACAGTTCGCGTCACGGCGATCTACCTGCCCGATCGCGACAGTGACCTGCAGCGGGCCGACCAGTGGTGGATCTACCTGCGCAGCAATGGCACCGATCCCGATCCGGCGGTGGACACGCCCACTAAGGTGACGATGGTCTCGGTCGATGGCGTGACACAGCTCTACGGCCCGAACGGCGAGGCGTACTGGGAGACGGCCGCTTACGCCGTGGACACGGACGTGCGGCTTCTGGTGCGCACGGCGCGTTCGCGTGACGGCGACACCAGCACAAACACGGCGATCGTTTCGGCCAAGGCGGCGACCGTGGCCGCCGGCACGGCGACCGGCAAGGTGTTTTACAGCCGAGTGGCGGAGCAGAAATAATGGCGAGCCGGTGGGCGTCAGCCCCCGGTCCGGGGGCTGACGCCCACCGGCTCGCCACGCGGTTAAATGAGAGCGCGATATGGCCAGCATCATTCCCCCATCCCGCACAGCGTCGATCATGCCCAGCCCGCGCGCGCTCGTGCGCCTGCAGGCCGCCAGCGCGTGGGATGGCTCGTGGGTCTATGTTCCGTGGCTGCGGTTCCAGAGCTGCCGCGATTGTGTGAACCCGGAGATGCCGAAGGCCACGTTCCGCTACGACTTCGGGGAGCAGAAGCGCGAGCACACGACGAAGTTTTTCACCGAGACGCCGTTATCAATAGCCGGGCACTACGTTCAGATCCTGCTGCAGATGCCGGGGGACGACCCCGAGCCGGTCTGGCACGGCGTTCTGCAGGACGACATGGTGCGCACCGAGGGCGATCTACGACTGGAAGGCCCGCAGACGCTCCATGCCTGGGGCTTGCAGCACCTGCTCGACCTGCAGCCCATCGATCGCGCGTTCTGCGAGCAGGGCACGGCCGTGGTCGAGATCCGCCGGCTACCGAAATTTAATGAGCGGCACCAGTGGGGAGAATCTCTGGTCGGGAACCGCTCCAGCACCAAGTACACGATCCCCGGCACCACGAACCAGGCCTACGTGCTACGAGCCAAAGGCTCGGGAGACACCTGGACGAACCTGGACCTGCTGGAATACGTGCTTGCTTCGTTCACGCCACCCGGCTGGACGATCGTCGTCACTGGCCAGTACGCGGCGCTGGACCAGCTCAAGGAGGTGCACGACCCGTCGCGTTGGTCGAGCGTGTGGGACGCGCTGAACGCGCTGATCCCGCGCAAGAAAGGGTTCGCATTCGTGCTGGAGACGACCGGTTCCGGCCCCATCTACCTGCGCGTGTGCACGCTCACCGAGACGGCGCTCGGATTCGGCGGCTATGAGCTACCCGCCAATGCCTGGCCCACGGTTCTCACCCTGCCGACCGCGTTCCCGTGGAACCACCTCGTGGATCCGCTCGAAGTGCGATTCACGCAGCTCTCGCAGGTCGATGAGCTGCTGGTGCAATCGACCGAGCTGCTGCGCGTGGTCGCGAGCTTATCGTACCATCCGCGCGGCAGCCAACTCGACGCCGCCGGTGCGACCACTCCCCTCACGGGCGATGGCACCCTGGTCGAGGGCTGGTCGGTCGGACCAGAGAACGACTTTCGTAATCCCCCAGGTGCCACAAACGGCGAACAGCGAGACGCCTCGCGCAGTGACGATCGGTTCGCCGACGTGTTCCGGCGGCACCTGATTGGCATCGATCGCCTGGACCCGACCAAGTTCGATTGGATGGTGGGAAACGGAACCGGTGGCGCTAAGGTCAATATGGCGCTGTTCGCCGGAGACGATGGCACCGTCGGGCTCGGCACGGCCTGGCCGGCACCGGGTCCCCAGTATTGGAACTCCGATCGCCAGGTGCTGCGCGAGCTGCCGTTCGAATCGCAGAAGCGCTACGAGACGAGCCCCATTGGGGACACGGGCGCCAGCGGCGGCCAGCCAGACTATGTGCCGGTGCTGGCTGTGATGCGCGACCCTCTGAAGACCGCCGAACACTACTTCGTGCTCGACAGGCCACCCGACGATACGCTGCCAGCGATCGGGATCCAACCGATCGACAAGGGACTGGGTGTCAAGCTCACGACGTCGCACGGTGTGACGCTGGCAAAGGACCACTGGACCGGGGGCGGCGACACCCTGGTCAGCAGCAAATTCCTGCTCGACTACCGCGACCTGATCGTGACGGCCGCGTTCGAGATGGACCAGCGCCTGCAGGTTCGTCTGCAGGGTCTATCGTTTCCGGCCCACCACACGACGCGGAAACGGGTGTTCGAGGTCCCAGGCATTCACTATTGGCGCGCGGCGCCAGACACGATCATCGGCGTCGATGCCGGTGCTCTGAAGCGCATCCACGCCAACAACCTGGTGCTGCGTGACGACTCGGGCAAGCTGCAGGCGTTCGCGGCGTTCCTGCGCTACTTTTTCGGAGTGTACCGCCAGGCGATCACGGTCCCGATAAAAACCCTCGGTACATTCGTGCCGTTGGGCTCGATGCTGTTGGGCGTCGATGGGGTATCGTTCTCGACCCCAGTGAACACGCTGATCACCTCGCGCACGCTGACGCAATCGGCCGTGGGCCCGCAAGCGCGGCTGCAGACGATGATCGAAACGGGGTTCTGGTCTCTGGACGAGGCGCGTGGCATGTTCGCCTAATTCGCGTGGGCTGGTGGGGGTGGCTGTGGCAGAGTCTTCGATGCCACGGCCGGGGCTTCGCGGACTCAGCCCCAATGAGCCCCGGCCGTGGCATCGAAGAC